GCTTAGCAGGCTCTTTTTCGTTATCCCAATCAAATATGTAATGAAATTCTGGTATCTTAATGTCAAGATCAACGCCCCTTTTAGACACGAGACAGAACCACCGGTGTCGTTGATGAGGAGCCCCCACACACGTTGCATGACATGTAATCCATCTACAATCATACCCGAGTTCGCTAAAAGCAGACACCACAACACCAAGGTTCTCCTTTCGCGACAAAACATGGGAATTTTCAAGGAATAAATACTCTGGTTCACATTCCTTAGCCATTCGCACAATTTCCGTAAAAAGACCAGACGCATGATGGGAAAACCCACCTCCTTTTCCAGCGGTACTGAAACCGGTGCACGGCCACCCCGCGGTGATGATGTCTATGGAGCCTTTCAAAGGCGTCGCGTCAAATGTACACACGTCATCGAACACGGGAGTGTCGGGATGTTTCTTTTTCAAAAATTCCCGAGCGTCCGGATCTTTTTCGACGTAGACGACCGGGGTGACAATACCCCGGAGACCGTATGTAATACCACCAATGCCTGAAAACAGATCAAGCGCACGAAGCATACTACGTTTTTGTAAAAATATATTAAGTTATTTTGAAATAATCGCGAGGGTAGCCCATTAACCATGTAAGCCAATCACAATTAATATACCAACCAGGGACACCTTGTTCACAAAATCTCACTTGAGTACCGAGGACTGCAGAACATCTTGAAGTAAGAACAGTAGAACCACGTGGATGCGCTGTGAATACAGGGGTTGCCCAGTATTTTTTAATCATCGTGTCATACAGAGGAGTAGATGCGTTATGTATCGTTGGAAGTTCTCCTTGACGAAGAATGATGTTCAAAGGAGGTCTCTCCGTCATTTTAATAGGACAGTGATATAAAACTCCATTTTTAGAAAATCCGGTCTTAGTCTTCTTATTCATTTCTGTGAGAGTAGCCGTATCCACGTGTAGAAGAGTAGTGAACGCAAACCTGACCTGGTCGGGAACAACGGCATTGCCAAGCCATCTTGTGATTTGTCTATTTTCGGGCGTATTCTTTTGTATTTGTTTTGGCGGTTCATTATTCTTCCAGTCAAAACATTCTACAAATGGTATTTCAATGTCATTATTAATTCCTCTTTTGGATACAAGACAAAACCACCGATGACGTTGGTGAAGAGCACCAACATTTGTGGCCCTGCATGTCAACCATCTACAATCATACCCAATTTCATCGAATGACTTAACAATCACTTTAAGATTGTCTATCTTTGACAATATAAAGGAGTTTTCTAGAAACAGATACTTTGGTTCGCATTCCTTGGTCAGCCGCACGACTTCCGTGAACAGACCGGAAGCCTCGTGTTCGAAACCAGTGCCTTTTCCAGCGGTACTAAAACCGGTGCACGGCCATCCCGCGGTGATGATGTCTACGGAGCCTTTCAAAGGCGTCGCGTCAAATGTACACACGTCATCGAACACGGGAGTGTCGGGATGTTTCTTTTTCAAAAAATCCCGAGCGTCCGGGTCTTTTTCGACGTAGACGACCGGGGTGACAATACCCCGGAGACCGTATGTAATACCACCAATGCCTGAAAACAGATCAAGCGCACGAAGCATACCACGTTTTTGTAAAAATATATTAAGTTATTTTGAAATAATCGCGAGGATAAACCATGTAAAATCTCGTAAATAAATTTGTCAGGAATGAGTAGCATGAAAATTATCGAAAACCGCCATGGCAGCATTTACAAAATCACGTTCCCAAACGGAAAGGTCTACGTCGGCCAGACGAAGCGAACGCTTTTCCAACGGGGCGCCGAACATATAAAGGACACTTCGGGGTGCGTAAAGTTGAAGAACGCCTTCAAGAAATACGGGCACGAAGAGTGTGTCATGTCGGTGCTCAAAAATAACATCCCAGAGCAGTTCCTGGACTTTTGGGAGAACAAGTTCATTGACGAATATGATAGCATCAATCAGGGGTACAATATCAAGTATAACGCAGATTTTGCAATTCCCACAGACCTCGGTATGGAATACACACCGGCACAACCCAAGGTGAACCCATTCGCCAGGTTTGCGTGTGCGGACTATGTGCCCCCGAGACAAAAGATCCAGTCTCTCCTTCCAAAGATCCCGAAGAATGCCAACATCTCTCGGGCAAACACATTACAAAAACACAAGCGCAACAACAAGAACTGACTACATTGTCTGGCTACTAAAATAAATGTTTATTACAAGTATACCATGTCTATTCTGTTGGATGTTTCGGTCCCTTCTCTTTCTAGTAAGAAAGGTGAAATCATTGATGCTGCGAAAAGGACGACCACGGACCTCACCATACGTTTTGCGGATATGCTCGTCGCAGCAGCAGGAATCGTGGCTGCCCTGTCCTGGAACGACGCGGTGCGCTCACTATTCGTTGAAGGCGGTATGTTTTACAGATTTGCCAAGGGCGGTGTGTGGGCCGCGGCAATCATCATCACGCTGTTCGCAATCTCCCTGGGTTATTGGAGGACGAAGTTGATCCCTCCTGCTCCTAAAAAGTAAACATCAAAGCATGGCTAATACATTACTATTATAGGGCGAATTCTAGCATAGCTCTTCTAATCCTGCCTATTGATAATAAACGGGAGGTTCGTGAGGGTGTTGAGAGCGGTGAGGAAGAGGCCGGGAAGGAAGTTGACCAGGGAGAAGCCGTGGTGAACATAGTAGAAAGTCATCCCGTAGGTAAACACAAAGCTGAATGCGGTCACCAGCCCACAGAGGATGCGACCTTGCAGGAAACGGTTGGCGGATGTCGAGGCGGCGCCCGCACCACCGGTGGACTCCCAGAGCATCATGGTGCCCAGGAGCTTGTCCTTGATGGCAAACAGGTGCGAGTAGCTCTGGGCGACCTTCAGGTGGTTGACGGTGAAGGGGTAATCCTGTGCGGACCACAGGGGCATCAGGATCCAGCCGAAGATGAGACTTGGCAGGGCAAAGGTTGCGTTGAACCATAGCACGTGCTCGGGGAACCACATGAGCATGATGATGCCTGGGACGGTGGCGAGGACGGTGGCAAATGCGGTGACCTGGAAGTAGAGCATGCCGGAGAGGAAGCAGGCCTTTTGGCGGAAGCTCAGGGTAGAGGTCCAAAAGTGGGGGTTGAAGCACAGGGTGGTGGAGCCTAGTGCCCAGCGGTATTGCTGGCTGAAGAACGACTTGAGCTCGTAGGGACACACTCCCTTAGCGAGGTTCAATGGGACATACTTGAGCTTCCAACCGTCGTTGACAACCGAGAAACCCGTGTGAACGTCTTCGCTGTAGCCGATTTCTGCGGTGCCGCCGAAGGGCACCAGCGCCTCGCGGCGATACACGGCACAGGTCCCGACGCACACGGCACCGCCGAATGTATCGCGAGAAACCTGGATGAAGCGGTAGAACAGTTCCTGGACGGAGCCAGCGGCGCGCTCAACCCAAGTCTGGTCAGGACGGACCTCGAAGAACTGGGGGGTCTGCACAATAGCAATGCTGGTGTCGTAGGCAAAGTAGGGCATCGTTTCCTTGAGGAAGTCGGGGCGAGGGCAAAAGTCGGCGTCAAAGATAACAAAGAACGGGGCACTGGTCTTGGTGAACGCATTGCGGAGGTTTCCCGCTTTCTTCATGGCGTTGTTGCCCCGGGTGATGTAATTAAACCCAAAGCGAGCCGCGAGAGCCTTGATCTCGTCATCTTTCTTGTCGTCAAGGACGTAGACCCCCTTGTTGGGCCAGTCAATCGCAGAGACGTAGTTCCAGGTGTTGCGGATGACGTCAATGTTTTCGCCGCACACTGGGAGGAGGATGTCCACCCTGGGGCAGCCAGAAGAATTGTATTTCCGGATATTGTTGTGGATGCGGAGGTTGAAGTCCTTGCCCACGCAGTTCACCATTAGGTAAGAAATGTACAGATACACGGTGCTAACGGCAGCAAATACAGAAAACCAATATGTCCCTGTTGCTACGACAAACAGCCACATACCGGTCATAAGACAAGAGGAGGAAAATAGCCCGAAGATGCTGATAAGCCAGCGGCCGGACTTGGTATACAGATACTTTTCGTAGGACGTCGGAGGAGAGGGTAGGACGATATTACGATCCTCATCGCTGAGGAGCGGCTCGTAGAAAGCGGCCTCGGTGTCAGTCGTCTTTCCGTTGAGCATTGTATATGCTGGTAACGCCCAGTGCACACGTTAAAAGAACTCGAGCGTCGATATGCCATCGCCAGTGGATGTAAATAAAAAAAATTACCTTATTACACAGATGTTCCCGACAAGCACAATAGTCAGAAGTGACCTACTATTTCCAAAAATACCAGACACGTCAATAGCGCCAATAAGGCCAATGACGAATCCAGTCCCAAACCCGAAACCGGCCCCGAAACCGGCCCCAAAGCCTGTCCCAAAGCCTGTCCCAAAGCCTGTCCCGAAACCGGCCCCAAAGCCTGTCCCGAAACCGGCCCCAAAGCCTGTCCCGAAACCTGCCCCGAAACCGGTCCCGAAACCGGTCCCGAAACCGGTCCCGAAACCGACCCCGAAACCGACCCCGAAACCGACCCCGAAACCGACCCCGAAACCGACCCCGAAACCGACCCAGGGGGGGAAAAGTGTGCAGATAAAGCCGAATGGAAACGTCGGGGATTTGAATTACCCCAAGGTCATACCATCGCCCCCCGCATCATCCACGCCTCCTCCGGGCGCAGTAGTGGGGTCTAGTTTATCAAAATTCGAGTGGTCTCGATCCGGCGTCAACCCCCCGGGAGCAGCGAAGAACATAGACGTGGTGACTCAGGTCGCCCCTGGTATGACGATGCACGGTCTCCGTTTTAGGGGCAAATGGAACGACGGAGATCGTGGCCTTACTGCTGGAAAGTACTCGTACAAAGCGCGCGCGGAAATGAACTCGCTTGGCGGCGACTCGCCAATGAAAGCGGGAGGCACGTACCTTATTGGTACAAACGTGTACCTCGCACCGGGCTTCAAGCCCTCCGACATGTACTGCAATATTATGCAGCCCGTATTGTTCCAGTCCTACCTAACCCTGAGCGGCAGCCGAGATAACATAACAGCAACACTCTCCGCATTTACGAAAGGGCTGGGAAGCAGTGCGAAAGTCGTCCGGTCTGTGAAAATACCAACGGGACAGTGGGTGTCCCTTGTTGTAAAGGTGAAGGTTGGTGTAAAGGACGGGTATTACGGATTGTCAGTTAATGGCGACCCGTTCCAGGGGATTAACATTGACACGACGGTGGCAAAGAGTGGTCAAGGGAACAGCGTAGGCGTCACAAAAACGTTCAGTAGTAAGGTTGGTCTCTATATGACGAATAAAGGGGTAACCAACGATGCAGTGGTGTTCCATTATCTCCCATGGTGGAAGAAAATAGCATAATTTTCTTACAAAATGTAAAAATTACATATCATCTTCATCACGAAACCCAAGGAATACCGGGAAGCGAGGGGCAACTTTTATCCCTTGCCCAAAGTATTTAAATTTGATCGTCTTACCAACGATGCTGTCACGCCGCTTCCAGAGGTCTTCGCGGGCGTCCCTGTCGAAACCCGTCCCGATGCTGAACCGAATGCCATTCCAGTCAACCTCAAGCGCTCCGAGCATCTGGAGTTCAACCTTTCCGTCCTGGTGACTCGTCCTGCGCATTTCCCCGAGCTCGTTCATTTTCTTATCGTTGGTGTTTGTCTGCAGTGCAGTCACACCAATCACAACCGCCTCGTCGTCCTCGAACTGCTTGATTTTCACGAGGATCTGCTCTTTCTCGGTGGAGCGCCCAAACTTGTATTTGCCATCGGCTTTGCGAACCATCACGCCTTCGAACCCTTGGTCGAGACACCACTTTTCGAAGACATTTAGATCTTCTGCAGTGTCAATTTTCTTTGGAAATAGTGGCACAATAGTAACGCGACTGTCTTTCAAAATTTCTGGGCGAGAATCAATAAACGCTTTCATGTCCGCGATGCGTTTGAGGTACGGCTTATCGGGGTCGTCCTTGACGTAGTCAAACCAGAAGAACGTGGTGCCACTGCCAAGACCCGCATCCGCAGTCATCACGGTTGACGTAGATTCCTGGAACGTCTTCCCGGACAGAATTTCGCCATCGGTTCCATCCGGGAGGAGACTTGCGAGAACTTCGGAAATGGTAGAATTCCGTATCGGCTTGAACGTGCGTGAGACCACGGTACCGCCAACTTTGAGCGCGCGAATGCCGTCGAGTTTGGGCGTTGCGAAAACTGGAAATGTCAAGTCGTCCACACCCATCTTCTTGAGACTCGCCGCGAGGAGGGGCTTGTGGATCGACATTTTGCGTTCTACCCCTGGTTTTATTTAAATTACTTGAAATTCTCCTTTGCGTATCCTATCACCGCGCAGGCTATCCTTTTCCCGGCGTTTGTCATTTGATACATATTGTCAAACAAATGTATATAATTGGTAGTCCGCTATAAATTTGTAGAAATGATTATCGCAAAGAAATACTTTGATATTATCAGTAATTTGTTCTTTTTCTTGGATAATGTCATGTTCTGGGAGGCGTTTAGATGGGAACGTCTTGACATGGGTCATATTTACATTCAAAAGTTCTCGAATGGCAAGATGTATGCCGGACAGACTATAAATCTGACAAAAAGAATGAATACGTACAAAAATTTGAAGGGAAGTAATAAACATCATACACGTGCTCTTAAAAAACATATATACACGATGCAGATAGCGTTCACACAATGTCCAAATTACCTGTTGGATGCCGTTGAAATATTCTTGATTGCATTATTCGACCTCACCGATCCCACGAAGGGATATAATAAACAAACAGGAGGTCATAAGGGATACAGACATTCAAAGGATGTGCGTATGCAGATATCCGAGTCGCAAAAAGGTGATAAGAACCATATGTTTGGAAAACGCGGAGTTCTTAATCCAAATTATGGTAGAAAGCATAAGGAAGAGGTATGTGCCAATATATCAAAGTCAAAGAAAGGTAAAAATCATCCTAATTTTGGTAAAACACTTCCCGTAGAAACGCGTGCCAAAATATCTGAAAAGAATTCTGGAGAAAATCATCCTAATTTTGGTAAAACAGCTCCTGAAGAAACATGTATCAGGATGTCAGAGTCCAAGAAAGGTGAAAAAAATTATTGGTTTGGGAAAACATTCCCCGACGAAATGCGTGCAAAAATGTCAGAGTCCAAGAAAGGTGAAAATCATCCTAATTTTGGAAAAACGCTCCCTGAAGAAACGCGTGTCAAAATATCCACCGCACAAGTTGGTGGAAAGAATCACAATTCAAAGCCACTATGTGTCTTTGGAAAATTGTATGCTTCTGCTTCTACGGCAAGCAACATTCTTCGAGAAGTATGCGATACCGCGAGAGAAGACAACTTTATGGTAAGTTGGGTAAAACGTAAAAAACACCAGCATAATATATTTTACGTGTCCAGAGAATTTTTCACAATAATGAAAGATACAGATCTATGTATAACACGTGATTTGTACGAACAATGGGTTGTTTCATTTCAATAAACAATATTAAAATATATGTAATTTGTAATATGGAAACGCCAGTTTTATACACAAACGGCAAGGTCGTGGAGATCCTTTCCGATCCTGGACCCAAGATTTCCCGACCAAAGCACACGATCAAAAAAACGGATGCTTTTCAGAGACAATTTATAAAGTCAGGTAACACGATATACACGGCTAATATCTGTACATTTACGTGTCCTTCTGTAAACGGGGAGGCAATTTTTGAGCTTACCGAACATACTAATAGCGCCGTAAACAAAATTTCTTTCAAGGGCACGACGTTCGCGGTACCATCTCTGAGCCCGCTCGGGGGGATGTGCTCCTCCGCGGCGTTCAATGTTTTCAAGGGTCAAAAAGCGTTCCAAAAGAAGATTA